ATCATACAATCGAGGTTGTATCCCCGTCAATTCATTTGCTACTTGATAACGAACTTTCAACGTATCAATTGGATGCGTCAAAATAACAGCCATTGATGCCGAGATTCCACCAAGAAGTGCCATTACTAATCATATTTTGATTTATTTCCATTCGACAAATCATATCCAACATAGATAGGATATCATTAAAATAAAACGCACGCATCGTGCGTTTAAGAGCACCCACACCCGGAGTTGCCGAGGAAGTCTTGGGTAAAAAAGCGTGTAGGTCGAATCATTTTGCCGTTATCAGCCGGTAATTTTTTCATTTTACCATTTTTGTCAATCAATCCACCTCCCATTAAAATCGCATTATTTTTGGATATGGGTTCCCATTTCCCCTCATATCGATATGTCTTTTTCGTTCTTGGGTCTCGCACCATATAACGAACAATACCGAATATTTCATCATCTTCTGGATAATTTCGAAGGAATTGCGCTCCGGCAATGTGTGCGTTCGCCGCACGAATACGATGTAATTTCTTAGGATTGGTTTCTTCTGCCGCTACAAATACCAATCCACCACCTTCCTGCATAACAGGTTTTGCCTGCGGTAGATTTGGATCCACACCAGTCCCTGGAACTGTTCTGGCATTCTCTGGCGCAAATTGCGCTGCATTTGAACCATTATCTAAGGCGGCATCTTGGTTCGCTTGTTGTGATATTTGATTGGTTTGATTGATATTTGCGGTAAAACTCTGTGTAAATTTATTACTCATTATAATCTATTGGATAGGGAGAAAAGTTTCTTTTAAATCTTGATACCAATTGGTGACAACGGGACGACGACGAATATATTCACCATTCTCTATTTGAACGGGCTTATGTAATTGAACCCAAGTCCCAATGTAATCTCTGCCACGTTTATTTGGAATTACCTCTCGAATCGTAAAAATTAAATATTTCTGCCCGTCTTCTGTATCTACAAAACCCATCTCAGTTGCAAGAGCACGGAATGCGTGATGTGCTGCACCTAATGGCGTTGATGATTCAAAACGACCCCATTCTTTCCCTTCTCCGGGATAATCCAAAATCGTAAAAACACGATTCATGTCTATTCTCTCCTAAGATTTTCTACAATTTTGAAACCTATTTAGAAAATACTTCAATTCTATGTTTTAAGTAAATGAGTGATTCTTTTAACTCACCTCTTCAACTTGATTTAAACTCCCTTTATATTTTCTTTCTTTCTCTTATTTGTATATTCGTTATTATTATTTATGGGACATATCGGTGTAAAACTCCTGATTTTAGTGATCCTTTGACAAATTCTATTTTTGATGGAGAACTAAAAAACTTTTTTGACGGTTGGGGTATCGCTCACCTCATTTTCTACCTTGTTTTAACCTATTTATTCCCTCGTAAAGCCCCTCTCATTTTCATCTTCGGTGTTGCCTGGGAAATTATCGAATCTATCTTTCACGATCACCCATTCTACATTTCTAAATGTGATTATCGTCTTACCACAGACCAACAATCCGGTTGGTGGTATGGTCGATGGCAAGATATTGTTATGAACTCCATTGGTATGATAATTGGATACTCCCTTCGACGCATCTAAAAAGAACGAAACTATCATTATATACAAATGATTGTTTTCATTTATATTATTTTTATTTTTCTGTTCGCAAAAGTAATTCAAATTTATTCAAAACCAATCTACATCAAACCAATCTATTCAATGAATCCACCAAAATTACGAGGACGTTCTCCTAAGCCACGAAGTGCATACGACCACCCTTCATATCGCCAACTGGAACGTGTGTCACTTTATAATTAAACTTATTCACAATCTTACGACCATCAGGGAGTTTGCGTGTCGTTGGTTTCTTCTTCTTCTCTACCTTACCCACGTAAGTTCGCTCATGATGAACCTTTAAATGTCCCATCTCATCCACTTCACGAGTTGTTTCGACAATCGTAAAGTTTAATTTACAATCTGCTTTTTTACCCATCTTACGGCAAACCTGACGGAAAATCTTACGTCCAACTGACGTCAATGAAACTTTCTTCGGTTTTCCCGTTTTGGTGCGTTCGTAAAGTGTTGCGTGATGATCCATATCAGTGGGTTTTCCATCAATCTTGATGAGTTTGAAAGTGCGTGCTGGACCACGTTTGTCCGCACCACCATCCTGCGCCGGAGCACTGAAATCTTGAATCAAATCATATCGAACAACTGGTGATGATGATTCTAACTGTTGTAAAGCACCCTGCATCGTGCCACCACGCATTGCCTTATTATTTTCCTTATTTAATCTATTTAATAAGTTTTCCAACTTTTGAAGTTCGTTTTGAAAAGTATTCATTCTAATTATTCATACTATTTTTTTCCTAAAAAAACTTTTAAGAAAATGTTTAAGCAGAACCAACTGGAACGTGTTTCACTTTATAATTAAACTTATTCACAACCACTTTACCATTGGGGAGTTTGCGGGTGGTTGGCTTCTTCTTCTTCTCCACCATACCGTTATACGTTCGCTCATTGTGCGCCTTTAAGTGTCCCATATTATCAACTTCACGAGTCGTCTCGACAATCGTAAAGTTGAGTTTGCAGTCAGCCTTCTTACCCATACCACGGCAAACTTGACGGAAAACTTTACGAGCAACCGACGTTAAAGACACCTTCTTGGGTTTGCCTTCTTTGGTGCGCTCATAAAGAGTGGCGTGATGGTCTAAGTTGGTGGGCTTACCGTCAATCTTAATGAGTTTGAAAGTGCGGGCTGGACCACGCTTATTCGCACCACCCATTACCATTTCCGACATATTCACATTCATACGGTTACCATTCACATTCATATTCATATCCATATTGAGATTCATATTATTACGGCGATTGTTATTACGGCGACCACCGGTCATAGCGGAAGCCATATCGGCTTCCATAGCGGGTGTTTCGCCCGGCGCCATTTCAATGCCAGCACGAGGACCGAACGCAGTCATGGATGGTTCTCCCATTTCGCCACCGGGTCCAGCGGCATCAGCCTCCATCTGTGCGGCAACACCTTCATAATCACCGCCACGTTGCTTTTTGTTTAACTTATCCATTAACTTTTCAAGTTTGCGAAGTTCCATTTCAAATTTGTTCGACATGTTTGTTCTCTATTTCTGTTGAAGAAAAAATAACTCTCTGTCTTTCATTCCAATCTTCTCTAACCCCTTCATCTCTACCACCTTCCATCCTGTTTGATCCAACAATTCCATCATTACCTTCCTTGTTGGTGGTAAATAAACTCGATGACTTTCCTCATTCGTTTTCACTGAACCATCCCCTGCTGTCAAAGTATATCGCTCTTCATAATCAAAGACACCTTCTCCAATTTCTTTCCTTGGTTCAAACCACGCTTCATGTTGTAAGTTCTCAAAATAAGTGACGGCATGCTCTCCATCAATAATTTGAGAATAAGGCTGAGGTGCAGGATCTAAATCTTTTGAGTCCCAATAAGTCATCACTAAAAAACCACCTTTCTTCATCCAACGACGAATCTCCCGTAAAATAACAAATTGATCTCGTCCTGAATTCAAATATAACGTTTCTCCTAATAAAAATACGATATCAACACTCCCAATCGGAATCAAATCTTTTTGGCGAATATCTGCCTTCATAAAATCACCCGTTGGGTTTCTCGTCTGTGCGATTTCTATCATCGAACGATTCATATCAATCCCTAAAATTGGACCACCTTTCCGTAAGAATTGATAATTACGACCAGTCCCACAACCTAACTCAACTCCACGAGACCAAGGATATACACCTCGACCCCGTAAAACTGACTCTATTAATTGTGATTCCTTCTCATAATATTCATCAGCAGAAAATACCTTGTCATATAATTTCGCATAAACAGAAGACCATTCACGTGTTTCTGGTTCAACTACCGGACTCGTAAATGACTCTTTTACAGGAATTGGCATATGATAAGGATGCTCACAATATTGAATGAAAATATATAAAAGAATAATACCAATAATAAAGAATATAACTTGATGATAGATATTCATTTAACCTATCATCTTTTAAGAAATTATTGTCTTCTTACGTAATTTGACATATTCGTCCCTTTTCCAACAACAGGCATCAAATTCTCAACTTGACGCATTGACTCCGACAAACTCACCAAACGAGAACTAACTTGGAAAAACTCATCTTTCACTTTCTTCATCGCATCCTTCTGCTTTCGCTGGTTCTTCGGTTGAACCGCTTTTGATTTAAATTTAAAAAGGAAACGACTTGAATTGGCATTTCCTAATGTTTTATCGACAGATTGAATCGCATCTGCTAATTTATACATATTTTGAGATACATTGAAAAAATCGTCTTTCATCTTACGAATTGTAGCAGGCGCACGAGATTCTAATTCATCTAATCTTTCTAACGCAATTCGACTCATCTTTTCCGACAAAACTCGATTACGTTGAATATTACTGTCTAAACGATTCTCATTTACACCACCATATTGCGTTTTACTGCGTTGATTTAATAGTTTTCTTGTGTTATGAAATGTTAAACCTTCGGTCATGTCTTTTCAAAATAATAAATCAGAGGGTGTGCCCCTATCTAATAACAACGAAAATAGTTCTTTACCCGTCGTTTATTCTTCCACTCAAAATTCCTCCACCGATAATCTCGAACATATGTCCTCCGAACGCATTATTATCACTGTCAAAGAACTCATCACTTTGGTAAGTTCTCCCTACTGGGAACGTGCTCGCCGTCAGCAAGATTGGGTTAAGTTTCATACAGAACTCGAATCCCAATATCGGGATTTTAAAGTCGCTTATCCCGCTCTTTTTCGTATGGTTATCGAACAAGCACGTAATTTTGATATGAATCAATTGATTCAATTTCTGTCTCTTCGAGAACAAATGATGACAGGTCAAGTTCAAGAAAAAGACGCCCACCAATTTATCGGTCAATCTATGGTCGATAAATACGTAAAACCACATTTGCCAGAAGACCAACAACGTAAATAATTTTTATGATAGTCCTCATATCATAAGAATTTAGAATTTATTGATAAAGATTACTGGGTTCTTCCAACTCCCGATATAATAAAGAATGAACTCGAAGAGCATTCACACGACCGTATCTTTGTGCCCTTCCTAAGATTTGACGCTCTAATGGTTCATTCATTCGATGAAAAAGAATTAAATCTGTTGCGTTCTGTAAATTAATTCCACAGCCAAAATGTCGTGCGTTTAATAATAAAATACGTTTCTTTCCTTCTCGAAATTGTTTCAACCGAGAATCAATTGACCCGCCATTTCCACTTAACATTTCATATTCCATACCATTCTGTCTCATCCAAGGTAAAATCTTCTCTGAAAAACTTTCATCGTGCTCTGAATATAATAAAATCTTCGTTTCAGGTCTTCCCATTAACTCGGTTAAAAGTTTATAAATAATTTGACATTTATCCACACTATATTCATTGCTAATAATTTGTGAAGCAGAATTTGTTTCTAAGGTAATTATTTCTGGTAATTCAAAAATAGGATTGGGTGAATGATTTTGAATCCATCGTTCTTCTAAGATAGAAATGTTTGAATTATCAATAACCTTTCGACAAAGAGGACATCTTCCATTCTTTGTCATCCATTCTAATATACATTCTAAACAAAACATATTTCCACAACAATTTACGCAAGCAGTTGGTTGATGATAAGATTCTAAACAAATTGCACAATGTGAAGACGATAAACTTTCTCGAACTCTTTCTTCTAATACTTCTATTTGACGAACAAGATGTTCGGTTTGTTGAAGAATTTCATTTTTAGATGAAACAAATCGAATTCGACGTTCTTCCAGATTTCTTAAAATTCCCTCTTCTCGAATTAAATCTTCAACTCGATCCGAGTATTCTTCCGGAAAACGTTCCGGGATTATCTGCGCCAATTCTTCTTCTTTACGAGCAATTTGTCTTCGATGATACTCTTGTTTCATTTCAATCGCCTGAATCCGGTCTTGGATTTTTGGAAGTTCTTCTTTTAATCCATCCGATTTACGAACAAACTCTTCTCGAATCTTTTTCATAAAATCTTCTTGTGTAGCAGTAATCGTAGATTCGTGAGATAGAATTTGAAGAGCACCAGACCAGTTTCCAGCCTGTAAGTTTTGAATTACCTCATTATTTGGAATAATCTCATGAATTAATCGCAATTCGTGT